TAAGAGGTTCTTACTCAGAGATACTACTTCAGACATTACTTAAAGATGCAGATTTCGAAAAGTTGCCAACAAATAATAGAATCGATTATTGGGAAGAAACATTACCTGAGAATCAACAGATCATTTGTCCAAACTGGACAATATCAAAACTTATTGACTACATAAAAGAGAACGCAAACAAAGGAGAAGATGCGGTCTATAAGAATAGCATGTTCTTCTATCAGACATTGATAGGTGGTTTCAAATTCATGTCTCTCAACCAGATGTTGAGTGGTGATATGGACTTTCTTACAAGATTTACATACACACCTAGAAATGTAGATACAGCTGGTGAAGATGTCCAAGTCGAAGCAGAAGAACTTGGTCTCAACACTAAGATAATGGATTTTGAAATTCAGAAACGAGGTGATACTTTACACGGCACAACTTCAGGTGCGTATGCATCATTACTAAGAACATACGATCCAATTTTAAAGATCGAAAGAGAAGTAGTCTTTGATCTTGGAGAAAAATTTAAACAAACAGCATCATCTCACATGAGTGGTTTTCCAACTGTAAGACTTGATGATCCAATAATGGTACATCAAGCGAGTGAAAGAATCAATGGTGATGAAGAACAAACATATGATGAGATCGGCGCTGAGATTGCACCGAACAAATCATTCGATGGCAAAACATTACTCAGAGTCAATCATACAAATGCATACTCAGATTCAGCGGTGTTAAGAGATACATCTCAATTTGTAGGTAACGAATATTTCGATACAGGCATATTAGAACGAAACAGTATGATTCATGCTTTGAGTTCACATGTATATAAAGTCACTTTGCCATTGAGAACTGATATGAGTGCAGGCATGGTTGTAAACCTTGATCTTCCTGGTGGTTCTTCTGATAAAGAAACAGATAACTTAGATGATAAGAGATATCTCATTACTAAGATTCACCACATCGTATCACCACTATCAGGTGATGGTAGTATGGTTCTTCAATGTGTGAAAGAAAGTTTTGCAGATGAGATCAAGAAACAAGAAGCGTTAAAAGACTATAAAGGTCCTAGAGGTCCAAATGAATAATTGGTATTACGGTGTAGTAGAAGACAGAAACGATCCTTTACAGATTGGTCGTGTCCGTGTTCGTGTGCATGGCGTACATACCGATAATAAACAGTTCATAGCATCACCAGATTTACCATGGTCTCAAGTATTGATGCCGACATCAAGTGCATCATTATCAGGTTTTGGACATTCACATGGTCTTGTCGAAGGCACAAGTGTATATGGAATGTTTCGTGATAGTGATATGCAAGACTTCATCGTCTTCGGTAGTATCATGGGGTATTCTCAAAAAGGATACAAACAAACTTCAACAGAAGAATTACTAGATAGATCAATCGATGCAGGTTTCAATGACCCACGAAGAGCAACTGCAAGTGAATACGATGGTTCACTTGACGGTCTCAACCCACCAACAGGCAAAAGACCAAACTCACTATCGTTAGCACTTGATACATCACCACAATTACCAGAGTCAATCGAACTCAAGTACGATGGTACAGAGAACACAATTACAGAACCAACAGAAAAGACAACACCTTATTATCCACTATCAGACTACTATGATGAATCCGATTTGAACAGATTTGCAAGAGCTGGTGGTGTTTATGATATTAGAGATAATTTACCAGAAGGTTTCAAACTAGAGTTAGAAGAGTTATATCAACCAACTGTTTGGAACGAAGAGGCAGGAAGAAAGTCTCTATATCCATTTAACAAAGTACATCATACAGAATCAGGTCACATGATAGAGATGGACGATTCTGTAGGTGCAGAGAGATTAGCAGTACAACACAGATCAGGCACCTTTGTTGAGATACACAGAGATGGTTCAGAAGTTCATCAAATAGTAAACGATCATGTCAAAGTCACAGCAAAAGATGACAAAGTCTATATCGGTGGTAATGCAGATGTAGTCGTAGAAAGTGGTAATGTCAATATCGAGATCAGACAAGGTAATGTTGATCTCAAAGTTTTAAAAGGAAATGTAACTGAATTAGTTGCAGAGGGAAATGTAGATAGTACAGTATCTAAAGGAAATGTAACATCAACCATTAGTGAAGGTAATTTCACTGGTCAGATAGGTGGTACAACAGATGTTACTTCAGAAGGCAAAATCACAATCACAGGCAATAATACAACAGAAATTATATCTGATACTACAGTAACAGGTACATTAACCGTATCAGGTGCAACCACACTACAATCAACATTAGATGTGTCAGGTGCTCAAAACAATAGTTCATCTATTACTGCAAGTGGTGAAGTTACAGGTAAGGGTAAAAAACTATCAACTCATAAACATACTGTAGGCGGAAGTGCAGCTCCACAGACAGGAAGCCCAGTATAATTGTATAAATAGTAGTATGGCTGACAATCTCAAAGGACCAAATTCGAAAATCAATGCAGTAAAAGACATTTACTCCGATCTTGATTTATTTCTTACACCTCATCCAGTGACAGGTGATATTGTTACTAAGAAGGATACAGATGCAATCAAAAGATCGTTGAGAAACATTGTCTTGACTAATAAATTTGAACGACCATTCAAACCAAACTTTGGTGGCAGTGTAAGAAACATGCTCTTCGAATTGGATTCAACTCGAAATGTCAGGCGATTTAAAAAAGATTTAGTACAACTGATTGAAGCACTTGAACCAAGAGTTTACAATGTTCATATCGAGACAGGTGATGTAGATGCAAACGAGTTAAATGTCCAGATATTCTACTCTATTAGAAATGGACTACCTAATCAATCAGCAGAATACATAATAACAAGGGCACGATAATGGCAGTTAACAGTTCAAACATAAACGCAACAGATTTAGACTTCGAAGGCATTGCTGATAATATCAAGACCTATCTCAAAGGTCAAGACAAGTTCAAAGATTACGATTTCGAAGGTTCAACAATGTCGGTTCTCATCGACACATTGGCATATGCATCACATATTGCTGGTGTAAACACAAACATAGCAGCCTCAGAGTTGTTCTTAGATTCAGCACAGATCAGAAAGAATGTTGTATCAAGAGCAAAAGATTTAGGTTTTATTCCTGCAACCGAGAAAGCTTCTTCAGCAAGTATTAGTGTTGACTTTAAGAACGCAAGAAATTCAGACGGTACGGTGCCCACCACAACTGCAATGATTATACCTCGTGGTCATAAGTTTAATTCAGTATTTGACGGAGTCACATATGAATTTGTATGTGCAAAGGCAACTACACCAACAGTAAACAATGCTGATTTCCATTATGATAGTATTGATCTTGTCCAAGGTAAGTATGTTACCGATACATTTGTATTTGATACACAAATCAAGAATCCAAAATTCGTACTATCAAATGAAAGAGTAGATAGATCAAGAATTTCTGTATCAGTTAATTCAAATGGTGTAACAGATACTTACTCACTTTCAACAGATGTATCAACGATCACTGCTTCAACAAAAGTTTATTACACACAAGAGAACGAAGAAGGATTCTTAGAGTTGTATTTTGGTGATGGTGTTCTTGGTGCAAAACTCAAAGACGGTGATGTTATCACTGTAACTTATATTAGAGTTGATGAAGAACATGCTGATGGTGCTAGAATTTTCTCAATGGTTCAAAATGTAAATGGATTCTCAAACTCAACAATTACCACATTACAGAAGGCAGAGGGTGGTGCAGAGAGAGAAAGTATCGAGTCAATCAAATTCAAGGCAACAAAGTTCTACACATCTCAGAACAGACTCGTTACACTTAATGACTACAAAGCAAAAGTCAAAGAATATTATCCAAACGCTGATGCAGTTGCCGTATGGGGTGGTGAAGATAACGACCCACCTGAATATGGTAAAGTGTTTGTATCATTAAAACCACAAAACTCAGACTATCTATCAACAACAGAGAAAGCTGATGTACAAAACAAACTCAATAATCTTAACATGTTAACAGTTCGACCAGTGATTGTCGATCCATCTATTGTTAAGATTCTCGTTTCAACAGTATTCAAATACAACGAAGGTGAAACAACACTTTCAAGAGGTGAACTCGAAGCAGTTGTAAGAAATGCAATCATAGATTTCGATGACAACAACTTATCCAACTTCGATAGTATCTTCAGACATTCAAAACTTGTAAGAGCAGTTGATGATGCTGAAGATTCTATTTTATCAAACTCTACAAACATTCGACTTGCTAAAAAACACGAAGTTAAAGTAAACTTCTCAGAAGGTTTTAAAGTGAAGTTTGGTAATGCATTGTATAACCCACATTCAGGTCACAACGCATCTGGTGGTGGAATTACAAGTTCAACAGGATTTTATGTCTCAGGCGATTCTGCTAACATTCAATATTTCGATGACGATGGTAAAGGTAATATCAGAAGATATACTCTCGTTAG